AATTCTATTTTTCCACCCAGATAATCAAATTCTATCCCTAATTCCTTGGCATTGTTACGCATGAATTCTAAGTAAGCCAATTCAGATTCATATGAACTTTTAATGTTATCAAGTGCTTCATTGTACGCATTAACAGCAGCGATTAAATTGTCTATCTCTTCAGCTGACATTCCTATTTTTTTCAATTCCTCTTCTACGGTATTCCCCATTTCCTCATACCTTTCAATGATTTTAGGAATGCCCTCTATTTGAACATCAATCCAATCATTCATTTCTTTTTTGTGATTAACTATTGCAGTACTTAGATTGGATATTGTATTCTTTACGTCATCAATTTCCTTTTCAATGGCTTTGTAATGATCACTTCCTTTCGTAACATAATCTAATGACTTTTGCTTATTAAATAAATCAAGACCAAGTTCAAATATTCGATTTCTGCGTTTTAAAATGTATTCATCATCAGCTAACCCTTGCTCTCGAATAGCCATTAATTTTATGCGGAAGTCCTTTTCCATTTGAATACGTGTGCCTATTATGCCCTGAAATTCCTGAAGTTGCCCAGCATCCATTTTGGAAAGTAACTTCATTTTATTTTCTATATCCTCATCAGCAAAATCTCCACCACGTATTGTTTTGAGTTGTTCTTTCAAAGGATCAAGTGCCGTGGTATCCATAGCACTTGGCATGGCCTCTTCAGCTTCTTTGCGGGCTTTACGTAATTTAATATACCCAAGAGTAACGGCTGCAAGTGCTTTTGCCCAAACTCCAAGTAAACCCACAATCATTGTAATTTTATGAGCAGAAGTTACTGATGCTACATCCAAAGCTTTTAACATCGTAGCACTTTTTATTGCCGCCTTTTCAAATTTTACAAGAGCAATAACACCTTTCCCTAAATGATATACTAACTCAACAATTCCAGATACGATATAAATTACAGACGATAATAACAATGCCAAAGGTCCAATTGCAGCAGCAGCAGCTATTCCAATAAGTCTGAATCGCTTTTGAGCATCAGTTAATGTATTCCACTTTTCAGTAAGTCGATCCAACAATCCGGTAAGTTCCTCTAATATTTCAACTATTGTTGGAGCGATATCCTTCCCTAAAGTAATTAAGGATCCCTGTAATCCTGCTAATGCTTTATCCATTCTAACTTTCAAAGTCCCTTCCATTGCCATAAATGCAGCGTTTAACGCACCAGTAGATTTGGTAATTTCACGCATTATTTTGGAATTGTATTGAAAGTTCTTACCGGCTATTGACATAAATCCTGTTAATGCCCTAATATTGGGTAAGACATCTTTAACGGCTTCATCCCCTAATTGCATTTGAATATCACGGAACTCTTGTAATACATTTATCAATCCCTCCGGACCTGACTTTAATATATCCCTCAATTTTTGATAAGATGAACCAGCTCGTTCAAGTACTTTAGCTCCTTGATCATTGGCAGTCATCAACGAATTAAACACCCCTTTAAGATATACTGCCGCATTGGCAGCAGATGAACCTGTTAAGGTTATCGCCGCCATAGCACCAGCTACCTGATCGAATGAAACACCGAGATTTGCAGCGATTGGAATTATTTGTCCCATAGATCGTGCAAAAGCGTCCGCTTCCCCTTTACCTTCACGTACTGCGGCAACTAATATATCAGCGGCTTTAGCAGCCGTGAGTCCTGTTCCTGCATACGCATTGAGTGCAGAAGATAGTAAATCTGCAACTTCTTGAGTTTGTCCAAGACCAGCTGTTGCAGCCTTAGCAGAAATTTCCAATACTTTGAGTGCTTCTGCTCCTTGTATCCCCGATGAGGTCAAGAAATATAAACCTTCAGCCAGCTCTTTAGGAGTCTTACCTACCTCTTTTCCCATCTTCAATAACGACTCTTTCCACTGATCAACTGTACTTTGTGACTCTCCAACTAACCCTACAATCATTTGCATTGAATACTCAAAATCCTTTGTAGCATCCAATACGGCTTTCCCGGCTCCAAGTATAGGGGCAGTAAGAACAGCGGAAGTCAAATATCCAATAGTACGTACACGTTGTGCAAACATATTAGTTTGACTAATTACGTGCTTGAAAGAAGTAGCACTTTTAGCAGCGGCTTTATTAGCAGCCACTCCTAAGTTATTGAGAGCAACTTCAGCTGTTTTTAACTCCCCCCCATCAACTCTCAAATGTATTATCAAACTCCCTAAATCCATAGTGTCACTCTTTTGTTTGATTCGGTTTACTTCTTTTTATCGGTGGTTTTTTAGCAGTCTTAGAAGTAACAGGAATCCTTCTTTTCTTTGTATTTGCTGATTTTGCAATATTTAAAAGTGCCTGTTTCATATCTTCTATACTCTGTGTCTTTACTGGTTTCTTCTCACCACTCCAATTAGGAATAAAATCAACTGGGGTATATTGTTTAGTTTTTCCTTTCCCATACAACTTGTTTACAATATTTATAATCAAAGCATTTAATACTGCAAAACTGTAATCATCCCTCCATTTCCCTATTGGATCAAGTCTATCGTATGCTTCCCATTCACTAAGTTGAGCACTTGTTAATTGATCCAATAGGTAATCCGGATGTGGGTATCCTAATTCTCTACAGAGTCGGAAGTAGAATTGCCGTCCTGGACGGCTTCGGAGTTTTTTACCAAATTCTCCTTATCATCTTCCGAAATTTTGTTAATCTTTTGTGCAGTATTTATAATCTTTTCAAGTTTTGCTGCGCTCATATGCTGACTAAGCATTTGAAAATCTCCAGGTTGTAATATAAGATTTCCATCTTCATCACTTACCGTACAAACAGCCAGCTTTGCACGAAAATCTTCAAGAGTTTTTTCATACCCACCTTCAGCATTCTTATTCTCTTTTATAAGAGATTGTTCAAATCTATCACGTTCCCGTCCTGTCATTTGACGAACAAATACGTAATCACCATTGCCAAGATCAACTTTGACAACTTCCAATTTTTCTTTTGCCAATAAGGCTTTGCGATCTAATAGTGCCATTTTCTTAAAATTTAATTTGGTTAATAAAAATAAAATCCTTGGTTAGGAAGTAAACATTTACGGTGTAGTTGTTCCACCTGAACTGAGTAGGACCTGACCGGTAATCTTAATAGTCACATCCGCAGTAATCTTATCATCTGTTGGAATTGTCAACGGAAGTTCCGTAACAAGTCCTTCAAAATCCAAAGAAGTACCTTCAGTATCAGGTAGATCAATTTGATAATTTTGAGCATCATTACTCTCAAAATCTGTTTTCATCAACTCATAAGTAGTACGAGTGAAATTCATAGAAAGCACTACCGTTCCACCATCACGAAAACCTGTGATGAACTCACGATAGCCTCCTGTCGAATCAAGGGAAGTCACATCAATTGTATCCCTTGACATACTTGGACCGGTGATGGAATTTATTTCAGCAATAGCATCCCATTTTCCTGCATTGGAATCCCATCTGTTGAATACTGTTCCAACACCAGCTACCGCATTACTTGCCATTTTTTACCTCCTTTTCTATGCAGATCGTCTCTGCAAATTAAAGTTTACAATAAAGCGTGCATTATTGTTATCATCCCAATCGAGCAGAGCGGGACCACTCGAACAGTAGATAACCGTATATAGAGCACCGTTCCACGTTTCATGTTCTTTGCCGTGTAATAGGTCCTTTATATCATTTGCTAACGTCCAACCATCTATATACGATTTATTCCGTACACGTATTTGAATAGCCGGGCGTTCATACCCTTGATTAGTGAGTCCTAAATCCGGAGGTTGTCCATACGTATCAAATATGGTAACACAATTCTTCGGACTATAAGGCTCAACACCAATAAACAAATTAGTAGCAAAGGATAATCCTAAACCACTATCAGTAACCAACATGTCTTTAATATCTTCACTGGGGGCGTTCATAATATTTCGGTATTCTTTTTCATTATTTTTGTAAATGTACCCACACTGCTATTCAAGTGTGCTTCAAGCCACTTAGGTCCTGATCCAGGCCTACTCCAATTTTCAGCACCTATTTTCTCATGTACTGCCAAAGCATATCCTGCACTATACCCAAAAATAATATTGGGATCAGTTCTACTTCGCACTTCAGCAAGACTGGCAGCCACGATTGATCGGTGTTGAGCGGCCAATTCACCTTTAGTTAAATGTCCTTTACGTGGAGTTTTAAAGTTTCCACTTTCTCCTGTTGGATCATTTACTGATCCAGTAATAGCGGCAACAAACCAACTGGCTCTTAAATTCCCCGTATCTTTTGGAGTATAAGGAGTCTTGGTTTCAGTTCTACGTCTTATATGTAATGCAAATTCAATCATTCCCGTATTACTGTTTTTCTCTAATCTCTTTGCCGCTTCACGATAACGCCTCATTACTTGATCCAATCCTTCAACGGAATGTGACTTTAATGTTGATGTATATTTTAAAGGTCTTGCCATTATTCCCAAGATATATAAGGTGTCAAATATACTTTATTAAAATAATTATCAGTCGAATTTAAAGCCGGTATCCTTTCTGGACGACGGATTAAAAATATGTGCTGTTGCAAATCATCACTAAGATTATCAATATCTACTTCTCCACTGCTTTCCCCTTCACTATCAAGTAAATCATCTATTGTTCCAAGATACAATAATCCATTTTCCTCCAAAACAGTATTCACAAATACTTCTCCCCGTGAAATAAACTCTTCTCCATTTAAACTACGTACAACTTGTGTCATATCTTCCCACCGGCAATCTATTTCAACAGGATCATCATAGGTAAAACCTCCATATCCATCCTTTTGTGGATTTCCCCAATACACTGCTGTTTGGTTCAATTTACTTACTATGAAACTTTGTATTCCCATTAGTCATCGAATTGAGGCACTACAAAAATACTTGCCCGGCTTTTACCCATTTTCTTCATACGTCCGGTATAATCTAAAGTCAATACCATTTGTCCGTATGGAGTAGATTCTAACATCTTTCCGTATTGTCCTGCATATTTTACTTCTGCCTGTCCAAGTTTTTCTGAAACAGTAATGCGTTCAAGTGAACTG